GCTGATTACATTGATCAGTTTGAAGTATCGCTGGATGACTTCCTGGCCGATGTAGGCGAACTGGAAGAAGAAGGTTTTGACTTAGAAGAAGTCCTTGCCGCCCTTGCTGCTTTAAGCATGGTTGATTACTGGCTCACTACACTCAATATGGAGAGTGCTGTAAATGCTTATATATCAAGACTTGGGGCAATATTGGATGACATGGTTGCCTTCGCGCCAATGACTGAGGGCCAACTAGCGGCCTTAGAATTTATACAGCGTGAAGCATTGGAGAGTTTTACAGTCCAATTTGGTGAACGTATTAGACTGGCCACATCCCAGGGTTTGTCATCTGGCAGATCAATAAATGAAATTAGGTCCATGATCCTGCGCGACCCGTTGACTCAATCCAGGAACATTGAAACTTTTATAACATCGGGCATGGCCAAGTTCAACCGCAGTGTCGTAGGGGTGATGGCAGATAATGCACCGGACAGTGAGTTATACCAATATATCGGGCCATTAGATGGAAAGACGCGCCCAATATGTAGAGTAATGCTGGCGAGTCCAGATTTGACTTTAAGAGAAATCGACCAACAGTATCCCGGTGCTTTCGATGAAGGCGGTGGCCCAAATTGCAGACATCATTGGGGCAAAGCATTTGATCAAAAACAGAGTGACAAAAATAGAAAAGACGCAAGTAGCTGGTATGAAGATCAGAAAGAAAAAGAGAATTGGAAACATCCTGTCACCTTTCAAACTTATTATGATAGCAGATGATAGTTCCCGACTTTAAAAAAATAGTCAAGTTTGACAGTGAATTCTTTAAAAAACTTGGCAAAAGAACAGTAGCGCAGCATCGCAGTGCAGTCCAGAAGGATGGCATAAACGCGCGTACGAATAATACTTTTGTTCAGTACACAGATGATTATAAAAGACGCAAGTCACAGGGAAAAGCTGTTAAAAAGGGTCAGTCACAGAGATCTACCCAGGTAAATCCACCGAATTTGACCTTAACTGGGCAAATGATGGACTCTTTTAAATTTATTAATGCATCGGAACTAGGTTTTATATATGGAATTACAGATTCCAGGCAAGCACAAAAATTAACCGGTAATCAAACCGGTCATTATGGTGGTAATACTAATACCAGGAAAAAAAGAATTGTTTCCGATGAGGAAAACCCCTTGCCAATCAAGGTAAAAGATAAAGTAGGTGCTGCAATCGCAGAAAAGATTGCGCAGAACTTTAAAGATGTTTTTACGAGTAAAGGCTACGTCGTAAACATCATAAGGATGTGAGGATATAAATGTCTAATGAACAGGACCAAGTAAAGGTCGCTCAGGAAGAGCAAGCCACTCCGGCACCAAAGGAGCAAGAGGAATCCAGCAAGTCGCACGATGCTGGTGAACTGATCGCAGAATCAAAAGCATATCGCAAACGTGCGCAGACTTCCGAGTCCAAGGTTGAAAAACTTCAAGCGCAATTAAAATCTATTGAGGAACAACAGCTCAAAGATAATGAGGATTGGAAGGTTCTTGCCGAAAAACGTGAAACAGAACTGAGTGAATTAAAAGTTCATGCGGATCGCGGTAAGACCCTGGAAGAATCCCTCCGAAAAGATGCTTTGGAATCGATGTCTGAGGAAGATCGTGAATTTGCAGAAGATCTCTCTACAGAAAAACTTCTGAAATTTGCGAAAAGATCTAAAAACGTAGTGCAGACCGATGAGTCTATTGCTGCAAAACGGGCGCAGGATGGCAGACATCCGTATAAAGATATGGATAAGAAAGAGCGTCAAGGCAACTGGCAAAAGGTCTTAGATCACTACATGAATTAATTAAGGAGCTTTAAATGGCAGAGATTACAACGACCACTGCGGCGAATTTTATTCCCGAATTGTGGCGCGACGCTATTTTAGACTACGCCGAAAGAAAATTCCAGATCCGGAATCAAGCCAGCGATTTTTCATCCTTAATGGAAGAGGGTGGAGACATTCTCCACATACCCAAAGTCACCGAGGAAACGGCGGCTAATCTATCCAGTGGAAGTGCTGTATCATACGGTGCTAATACGGATGGTAAGGTTGATCTCACAGTAGATCAGCATGCAGTAGAAGCTAAAAGAATCGGCGATCATGTGAAAATACAGGAATCTGCGGATTTATTTGGTGCCTATGCAAAATCAATGGGTTACTCGATTGCTAAGTACATCGAAAATTATCTGGCTGTAACAGTTATACAGTCAAATACTGGTAATGATGTAACGCTTGGCAGTGACAATACCTGGACTACTGCGAAACTTCGTGAAGGTCTTCAGAAACTTTTGGATGCCGGACACGATTACGCAGATGGTGAAACTTATCTATACTGCTCTCCAGCAGCTTACATGAGCGCACTATCATTGCAGGATTTCTATGACGCATCCCGAAGGGGTGACGCACAGAATCCGAATGTTAGCGGCTCCGTGGGCAGTGTTTACGGTATGCCAACTTTCGTATCGACAGATTGGGACGATGACGGCGGTACCGGAGATGAGACAGCATCGATCTTTAAGAAAGAAGCAGTCTACATGGCTATGCAGCTATCACCACGGGTCCAGTCGGCCTACGATATTGATTATTTATCCACATCAATCGTAGTTGACGTTTTATTTGGCGCATGTTTATCACACGCGGCTGGTTCAACGGCTTGTGGAGTAGTTAATTTTGCTAATCCATAATCTAGGATAGTTGATTAACGGTTTTGAAGGGGGACTTTTGTCCCCCTTTGGACCATAATAGAAAGCAGTTATGAAATTTTTTAAAAGAAAAGATGGTTCTGTATTTGGCAAAGTTGATTCTATCAGCGATAAACAAGTGGATGCCTACATAAAAGATGGTTGTTCTGAGTGTGACGCTGATGGTAAGGCAGTAAAGCCAAAGTCTAAAAAGAAATGACTTTCGATTACCAGTGCAGAAAGTGTGAGAATATTTGGGAAGAGTTTACATTGCGTGGAGAAAAACCTAAGTGTTCTAAATGCAAATCTTCTGATGCTAGAAAGTTAATATCTGCACCAATATTTCATTACGGCACCATCTCTGATGAATATTTAAGAGAAAACGAAGTTATTTAAACCAAGATGCCCATGAGACGAGCCACGCTCGGTAAGGCATCGTAACAAAGGAGAAACAAGATGGCACAATTCAGTGTATCAGAAGCTCAAAATTTATCCCTGGGCCAATCCGGCTCAATATTAGTTACAGGAACCACAGCTTGCACTTGTTTGAGAGGTGTATTTGTAGCAATCCAATTTATAGAAGATTCAGTCTTCGCCAGTGGAAGTGGCGGCCTGGTAGCAGAAACAGAACAATTATTCCCTGACGATGCCGGCACAGGTACGTTGATTGACGCTGACGCTGGGGCCGCTGTAGACGGTGAAACTTTTCCACAAGGTATGACTATTTTTGGTCGCTGGTCCGGCTTTCAATTAGCGTCCGGTGCCTGTATAGCCTATGTAGGCTGATGTTAAGATTAGGTTTAAGAATAATAACCCACGTTACCCAAACAGCTCGCCTGGTCAGGGATATATGGCAGTCTGTCAGTGATCCCTGGGAACTGGAAGAAAGAAAATGGGAAAATATAGTTTAATTAGGAGAATATTATGGCAACTTTAACAGGTAGTTCTATTGCATCAACTTACACGATGCTTCTTAAAATGGATTCAACAGGGGTCACTTCATCCCTGCTAAAAGTCGAGGATGGTGACGCTACTGATTCAGCACTAAGCCTTTCTACCACAGCAATAGCAATCGATGCTACTGATAAGTTTTATTTCGATGGTGGTGGTGATACTTATATATACGAATCTGGTGCTGATGTATTAGATATATTTGTTGGTGGGGCAAATATGATCAAGCTCACCGAATCATCTACTGATACAGTATTAGTTACAGGGGATTTAACGGTTGGTGTTGATGGTACTGGACATGATGTAACTTTTTTCAGTGATACAGCTAGTGCTCAAATGAAATGGAATGATGCCCAGAATACTGGTTTAGTAATTGGTGCAGATGGTGTTGGTTCAGATGTAAAATTCTTTGGTGATACCTCTGGTGCATATATGCTCTGGGATCAAAGTGCTGATGATTTAATATTAGCTGGTGCGGCAGGATTAGATATTGCTGGAGATATTGATGTAGATGGCACTGCTAATTTAGATAACACTGATATTGATGGAACTTTCACCCAAGATGCTGGGAATGTAGTATTTAATGAAGATAGTGGTGATTATGATTTCAGAGTAGAATCAAATGGTAACGCCAATATGTTATTTGTTGATGGTGGGAATAATCGGGTAGGTATTGGCACTGGGTCACCAGATGTAAGTATGGATATTATGTCTTCAGATAACTTTAAAAATATACTCTTAACTACAAGTAAAAGTGATGATACAGACCAATATGTTGGTATTGCGATGCAACATGAAACTGCCGCTGAAGAAGATATAGCTTTATTAACTGGTGACTCTCAGGATGGTGTAAGCATAATGACGGTTGGTGGAGGTCAGGGGGTATATAACGCCTTTGAGCAAATAAGATTTTTTACTGCGGCTACTGATGTTACTACCACAGGTACAGAACGCATGAGAATTACTAATGCTGGTAATGTTTGTATAGGTGGTACAACCGATGAAGGATATAATACATTATTAAATATTGAAGGTGCTGGTGGTACAGATGATGTGCCGGGAATTTTATTTAAAAATACATCTGCTTCTAACGATGAAGATATAATGGCTTTAATAGCAACGCAAGGAACTGATTCTGTTGGTGCAATTACCATTAAAAGAGAAGGTAATGCAGACGATGCTTATATAGATTTTTTAACTCAAGCTAATAGCGGAAGTATGGCTGAACGCATGAGAATTGACTCGTCTGGCAACGTAGGCATAGGAGCCACATCCCCAACATCTCCAAATAGTATGGGAAAATTTTTACATATTAAAGATGGTGACCATTGTAGTATAGTACTTGAAGAAACCAGTGTTAATACATACGAAATGTATGTTAATGCAGGAAACTTTAGAATAGCTGATGGAACTGATATCAGATTGAATCTCGATGCCAACGGAAATTTAGGTCTTGGCGATGATACTCCCTCCGAAGCAAAGCTCAGTATTACTGGTGTAGCGAGTGGTGATTATGGTATAAAGATTGACCAAGACCAAGCATCTTCTGGACTATTTATTGCCCAAGATGGTGCTGCACCAGCTATAGAAATAGATACAGCCGTAACGAATAATCATGCGATTCTTGTTAATTCTCCATTAACACAGACAGGTTGTGCTGGTCTTTTAGTAAACGATTGTGATGCTCTTACAACTGGCTCGGCTCTGCAAATTCAATGTGCCGCTGGTTCTTTAGCAACAACGGCTGCTGCTGGTCTTGCAATGGTCAATTATACTGGAAATTCAACTGCGACAAGTAATTTAATGTATCTTAAAAATGACGATGCCGCCGCAGATGATACAGTAGGTCTTTACATACACCAAGACGGCGATGATGCTCACATAGAATTTGCTGGTGCTGGTGGCGGTGGTATCAAATTTGCCGCAGATATTTCAAGCAGTGATTCAGATACTCTTGACGATTATGAGGAAGGGACATTTACGGTTACATTTGGTTGTCAAAACAGTGGTACTATTACAGTTGGTTCTGATAATACGATGAAATATACAAAAATTGGTAATGTATGCCATGTGTCAGGTCGGCTTGATGTTGACAGTGTTAGTTCACCAACTGGAACTTATGTGTCAGTAGGAAATTTGCCTTTTGCATCAGCAGACACAGCAGATAAATCTTCTTATGCCGCTGGCAGTCTTTATGCTTCAGCTCTTGGAGCCGCATTGGTAACTGCTCAGTATATGACCAATGCTGAAGCAACATCATTGATGTATATATTTGAATCGGATGGGCAAACAGCAGATGCAGGACACTGTGCTCACTGGCAAGCAGATAGCTATGTGAGCCTGCAATTAACATATTTTATATCATAATAAAATTCTTAATTGGATAATTAAGTGGAACAAATAAACAATAGGAGTGCAAAATGGCTTTAGAAAAAGTAATAACATACGATTATGAAGTAAGAGGAAGGTTTAAACACATTCAGCAACGGCAGAAAACTGCTATTGTTGAAGATGGTAAGGAGATATCATATTCTTATCATAGAACATCTTTTAGCCCGAGTGATGACGTATCTGGTGAATCAGATGAAGTCAAAGGTATGGCATCTGCTCTATGGAGCGATGAAATAAAGGCGGCTTATGCGGCAAAATTAGCTGAAGGAGTAGAATAATGGATTGGTCAAAATATAGTGCCTTAAAAGCTGACAGCAAGGCTTCCATGGCGAAAGAAGAAAAGAAGGCGGCAGTGCTTTACGAAGAAGGCGATTCAATGCCTGAAGGTAAAAGTGTAGGTGATGAAAAAGAAGCGGCTCAAGAAGCTGTTTACTTATCTCAGAAACGCTGGAATCCTGACAATGGTGAAGCAATGGATGATGATAAAAGCGAAATGTCCATGCCAGCCTTGGAAGCTGAAAAAGCACGTTACGATGCTCAAGCGGCAAGTGCGAAAGCACAGAGCGACGGTCTAGCTGCGGCTATGGCTGATTACGACAAAGCATAACAC